ACATTGCCGCCTTACCGTTTAAGGTTTGTATTGCAGAGCCGTTGTAAATCAATGGTTGCGAGGCCGACGAAGTTTGCACTAGGTCGTTTCCATTACCTGACTGGTCATAAAACCGTTGGACTCGGCCGTTGTCGCTGCCACAAAAACTCAAAATTGCAGCCGTGTCCAGTTCACCGCTACCGTTGAAACCAATGTTTGTCGTAGCAGGCGATGACCCATCGCGCTGCACAACAATGGCGTTGCCTGTGTAGGCGGCACGCAACTTGCGCAGACTGTACGCGGCCACTGCGTTCTCGTGCAAGTCAAGTAATGTGTCGTAGATAGAAACTAACTCGTGAGAAATGACAGCTGTGTATTGGAAGGTGTCCGCTAGTTCTGTGCCAATGTACTCTTGTAAGTAGTCTATTGTTTCAGCCAACGTCGAGTCGTCGGCCATAGTATGTATCGCCACCCAACCACTGTCTGTGTCTGTAGCTAGTCGTGTGCGCAGGTTTACATAGATGCGCCTTACGTGCTTCTCATCCGCAGGTCTTAACTCGGTTTGGTAATTGTTGTATTGCCCAAATGCATCAGGTGTTACGGTCTTGTAAAACTCAAGTGTTGCACCGCCAATAACGTTTGCACTGTTCCATGCCTCTGCAATTGTTCGTGCGTCGTTGTGATAAATTTGTGCAAGCCCTTCAGTGCGCGTGACAACAAACAAATCACTGCCTGTCAGGTCAGTGCCTGACGGCTTCAATATTGTTGTATCGCCTGGGTCGGTAAACTTGTCGATGTCTACTGTAACACCGCTGAAGGTGCGGCCACGTTTAAACAATGTGACTTCGCTCAATTGCGACGTGTAGGTGAACACGTGACGTAACGGCACAAAGTATTCGTCCGTCGTCATGTCTTGCCAACGAATGCCAAAGTACAAGACGTCTAGTCGCGTGGTATAATCGTGCACCACTGTGCCGCGTTGCACTTGCTTGGCTTCTTTGTGGTTAGCACACACTTCTTCAACGGCCAATTGGTTTACTGTGCGTGGAGTGTTTTGGTCGCGCGTCACCCATCCGCTACTTGGTATCCAATCGCTCCCGTCGTATACCTCAATGCCGCCAAAGTATGTGCTTGCACCGCGATCACCTACTAGCGTTTGGCCGTGGTCAATGTCAGTTCTGCCACTGTCTTGCTTTGCTCTATATCTAAAAGACTCGGCTTCGCGCAACTCGTCTTTCTCACGTCTGTACAAGCCAGCTTCAATAAAAGTTACAGTCGCAGTGTCTAGGTAGTCAGAATCAATCTGGCCTTCGAAATCAAATGCAAGTAGTTGCGGCTCTAGGGATGCACCTTTGTGCGCGTATGGTGGTGTGGTGTCAATGCCTGTGCCATAAATCCGCACAGTAAATTCAAACGGCAACACCACGTCAATGTCATACTTGGCATCGTGCAGAGCGAAAAACCTGCCATCTTCCATAGGCGTGCGATAATGGTAATCGCTGTCGCTGGTTGTCCAGCTGTATGGAAACAATTGATCGTTTGCTGTAGTGCCTGTGTACAGGTTTTGATAGTTAACGACATTTTCTTGCTGTGTGCCTTCGTTCAACACAGCCGTCATATTTAAAGTAATGTCTCGCTGTATCTGATGCTTTAGATAATACTGTGTTGTGTCGTCAGTGCCAATAATCAAGGTGAACGTCGGTACAAACCGATACAATCTATTGGCGCCCGTTAATGAGGCGTCACCTGATTTTTGAATCCGCACACGTCCACGGATGGTTAGGTCATCTGCATTTTGATACAACTCGTCGGCATCAAATGACACAGTGCCAGGTGCATCTTGTGTACTGTAGATCAGGCCCTGGCTTTGTTGTGTTACACGTGTCAACAACGCCTTGCCTACTGGACTGCTGTAACTGCGTGTCCAGTTCGCTCCCTTGTAAGATGTGCTAACTAGGTATGTGCCATCAAACGGTTGTGTCAACACCGCACCATTTAATGTAAGTTCTGTGCCGTTGTACGAATAGGTGCGCACGTCAAAACCTTCAGCAATACTGTCAGGGGACACCAACCACAACGCTTGCTGGAAGCTACCTGCACACACGCCAAGTGTTTTGCAAATGCTGTCAAGCACGTCGTAGGCGCTGTAGTATTCGTTTACACCATCAGTGTTTTGCTTGTGGAATGTGCGGTGATGCACACGCATGCGCTCGTACCCGTCTGTTGTGCGACTTGGTGGAAACGCGGAGTAATCTTCGTCGTCAACACTTGTGGCGTTCATGCTTAAAGCCAAACGCCTGTTCGTTACGTTTGATTGTAAGTATTCTTCATTGCGCACCCATGTCAACAGCTTCTCTTGGACATTCTCTAGGTGCTGCTTTAGTGTTTGGTGGTCAGTGTATGCAACACCGTCGTTGTTGTACAGTGTGTTTTTAAGCAATGCCAAACCGTCAGTTGCTCGAAAGGTGACTGTCACATTTGTTGCGTCGTCTTTTACAGCCAAACTCTCGGGCAACAATACGCCTACGAAATCAGGCCCAGCTGCAAGCGTGTTCTTGACTTCAATAAAATACGTGCCGTCTTCGCTTGACGCAATCTGTCCGAGCAACACGTTCAATTTTACAACGTTGTCCCAGATCGTAGTGACCTCTAGTGTCTTTGTGTAGATGCCAGGCAACATGTGACTGTCGCTTGGTCCCTCCGTGGTTAACGTGTAACCGTCAGGCCCTAGACTAAACTCGGTGTTTTGGTCAATTGACGTTCCCACCTTGCGGATTTCAACAACCTGCTCGGTGTCGTGCACGTTTTTGGCGCTTCCGTATGCAACTCGAAATGTGCTCATCAGCTGTACCGTTCGCGCGCTGTCATAGTGCGCTCGTTTGTAATGTAAATGTCGTTGCCGCTAATGCGACCAAACACCTCAATTTGTTGACCGCCCATCATGTCACGCAACTTGGACAACGGGGCAATGACCTCGGGATCAATGCGTGCGTTAGGGTTGTCACCAACCATTGCCAGTGACGGACCAAACGCCACACCGCCTTTTGCCAGTGCTGGAATTTGAATGCGGTTAACTAATGCCATCATTGCAGTCAGCGCACCGCCTAACACAAATGGTGCAGCTGGCCCCATGCTCGCGGCAAAGCTAGATGCGCCACTAACGACGTTGGCCTTGGCCTCTGCTAGTCGTGCTATAATTAGAGACTTGGCCACACCGACAATGGCTTGTTTCAAGTTCTGCGCATTTTCAATTTGCTGGCCTACTGATGTTGCAAAGGCGTCAGCCATTGTGTTGAATGCAGTGCCCACATTCTCTGCCGCCTTAACGGCCTCAACGCTGAAGTCTGTAATGCTGTGCTGCGCCATCTGCAATGCAGCGATGCTGCTCATTTTATCCATTGACTTTAAAAAGCCAGTGACAACAGACTCACCAACGCTTTCACCAACGCCACCAAACAAGCCGTGGAAGCGAGCCATAATTTCGGCCTTGGTTGGCAACGCATCTTCGCCTAGCAAATCAATTGGCTCTGCGTAGATGGCGCTGTTGATAGCGTCAACCATGTCCGTGCCAATGTCCATAGCAACATTAAACACGTCACTGCCTACATCTTTTAGTCCCTGGGTTAGTGTATCAAATGCACCGCTAAAATCACGTTGCATCAACTTGGTGAGCGACTGCAACAGCGTGCTGAACGTGTCAGTGACTGCCGTGAATGCGGTGTAGATGGCTTTGCCAGCATTGACGAATGCAGTTTGAACAACAGCAATGGCCACACGCAATGGCACAATCTTGTTGTACAGCATGATAAACAGGTTGATGACCTGCGTAATGATTGGCCTGATGTCATCGTAGAAGTACACAACGGCTGCTGTCAGCCCTGCAATGGCGCCAATGGTCAATGCAATAGGTGACGTTAATGCGACAAAGCCCGCCAAAATTTGTGGCAACACTACAAGCATTGGTCCCAGTGCAGCAGTCACCGCACCTACCGCAATGGCGATGCGCTTTGTACCTGCGTCTAGTTCTGTGAACTTCTGCGCAAGTGCTGTGAACTTGTCGAGTATCTGCGATGCAAATGGCAACAACTGATCGCCTAGTGATGCGGCTGCAATCTTGGCGTTGTCTAATGCCGTGCTGAACTTACCACTAACGGTCTGCGACAAACGCAACATTGCGCCTTCAGCAAATCCGCCTTCGCTTGCAAACGATTTTAGTACATCGTTGAACTGTTGTACGCTTACCGCACCTGCTCCCAGCTTGTCAGCAGGCAAACCTGTGGCGTCAGCTAGTGCCTTAAAGATTGGGATACCGCGCTCTGCAAGTTGGTTCAGGTTCTCCAACTCAACCTTGCCCTTGGCGTTGACCTTAGCAAAGATGGCCGCTATCTCGTCAATGCTTGTGCCGCTTGTTGCCGCGATGTCGCCAAGAAACTGCAACTGCTCGTTGACCTGGCTGATGTCTGTGCCGCTGGCAATTAGCTGCCGTGCGCTCTTGGCAACTGCGTCAATCTGGAATGGCGTCTTAGCAGTGAACTGGTTGAGCTGTTGCATCATTTGACCTGCTTGCTTTACGCCACCTGTCAAGCTGATAAACGACGTCTCCAATGTCTCAAGGTCTGCCGCGCTTTTAACTGCCGCTGCACCCATGCCGACAATGGGCAACGTGATGCTGCGCGTCATGTTTCTGCCTAGCGCTGTGAAGTTGCTAGTCATGCCACGCATGGTGCGTTGCACCTTGCCCAGCTCTTTGTTCAGGTCGCGCGTGTCCGCACCTATTCGTACTACGAGATCGCCAAGTGATGCCATTACTTCTTTTCTGCAAATGCACTGAGCTTTGCAAGCGCCAGTGCGATGTTACCGTTCTTGTTGTTTTCTTCTTCCCAAGGGAAAGTAGCCAAGTCTTTTGCGCGCAACTGTGACCCTTTCTTCGTGTGTACATTAAGCAACAACGCGGTCTGCCATCGTACCCGTTCCCAATTACTGCGGTCAAACAGTTCTTGGGCCTTGTAACGACCGCGCACCGCGTTGCTGAACTCTCGGAATGTTAAGTCGTAGAGAGAATCAGGGGTGAGGCCAAGTAGCCCCAGCCCTAATTCTTCTACTTCGTCCCATTCAAGTGCGCCTTGCTTTCCGTCGTCTCCGTTTTTTTTTCCCCACCCATAGACTGCTCGATTATCTCGACCACCTGCGGGAGATCGCCCACCTCAATCAATCCCAAAAAATCATCAACGAGCATCTCAAACTTCATCCCTTGACGCTTGCAACCTTCTTCCACAAAGTAGTACAAAAGTTCAGGCATGGCCGTAACATCTTCAGCGTCGATGCTTGCCACCTTGTTGCCTGTCTTACGTTCGTAGTTGCGCCAGGCACGCATGTTGGCGCGCACTGGAAAGGTTTGGTTGTCAAGGGTGATTGTCATTACGAGATAACTGTTTGCGTGATTGCGCCTTCAGAACGGAAGTTTACAGTGTACGTTGCGTTGTCTTCAGTTCCAGCGCTCAATTCTACGCTTTCAATATACGCTGCAAATTCGTACTTGTAATCGTCTGCGTGCTCAGTAGCTGCACCAGCTGCGTCGTAGTCAACCGATGTGACCTTAACGTACTGCTTTGTGCCAGCCAACCAAGCACTCACCAAGTTGGTGTAACCGTTGGTGGCGTCAGCTGCATAAAACGCAGTCAATGACAATGACGCATTCTTTTGCCGTGGCAATGATGCCTGGTAACCGCCGTTGTTCTTTGTTGAAATGTCCACCATGTCCACGTTTACCGTGTAGGTGAAATCTGTGATGTGGTCTACAATTACCTCAGAGCCGTCAGTGCCTGAGAAGTAGACTGTCATGCCGCTACCGTTGCGGATGCCTTCTGTTGCTGCCATAATTATTCGTTGTTAGTGGTTTTCTTGTATGAACGACCGAGCACAATAGCACTCAAGATTCGCTTGAGCATGTCCACAATGTCGTCGTCTTTTTCGGTTTCTGTCAAGGCGCTAATAGTGCCAGCAGCTGTGAGCAATGCCAACAAAATTTCAGGCCAGTTGTCGAGAATAAAATTCATGATCTAAGTATTCTAAATGTGTAGTCTTGAACTGCTACGAATAGGTTTTTGTCTGTATCTACTTCCGTCACCTCGTTCGTGTATTGCACGCTCTCAACTTTAATTGTTTGAGAGTTTATTACTACCTCTACACCTTGCCTGTCTAATGCACTGCGCACAAAGTCGGCTAGACTGTTTGTGTCTGCGTAGCTGCTCGCCACGCTAAACACCTCCAACTGTGCCTCGTCTATTGGCGTGCCACTCTTGCTATCGCTTGGCTGGTTGCTTACCACGCTGTACACAATAAAGGGTGCTGCCGCACCTTCAGGCGCGCGCTCGGGATAGATTCGTGTGCTGACCAATGTCGTCACGTTCGAATCGTTAAGCAACATTCTGTTTATGCAAGCGCCGACTTTCATGCCGTCTTAAAATAACGCGCAAACTGTTGCCTTAGCAATGTTTGTTGCAGTTTGTTCATGCGGCTTTGTGTCGCCATTTGTGTGCGAATAAACAGCCCAGCATTGCGTGACGCTTTCTTGCCACCAAAGCCAGCACCGTTTTCTACAATAGCAGAGTACCACCCGTCCACGCGGTTGTTGCGTATGTCGCGCTTGTTGCGTGTTCGTGGGCCTGCCAAAGTGAATATGCTTGCGCGTCGTGGTTGCCACACCTTAATGCTGCGTCGCAACGTTCCGCGCTTGATTACTTGTCTTATTGTTCCCGTCTTCCCTGCCTTACGCCCTGGGCCTCCGCCTGTGCGGTTGTACACCTTGATGTCACTCTTGGCGTCTTTGATGTTTGCACGCAAGGCGTTGTTGTACACCTCGCCCACGCGCTTGTTGATTGCCTTAAGTGCAGTGGCGTCGCGCTCGCTCCACTTGGCAATGTTGGCCATCTTCTTTGTAATGGCGTCAAGTCCGTCTACGCGTACTGTTGCCATCACTCAGAGATTACGCGCTCGCTGATAAAGTGCAACTCGTTGTTGCGGCCTATCTCTTGCACAGCCAAGATGTTGTACATGTCTGTGCCGTACCTAATTCTGTACTTTGGCGTGATCGCCCTAGTGTCTGTCGAACTGCGCACGCGCCACGTCACAACGTTAATGCTCGTGTCTTGTTCTGTAAGTACGCTACTGTTGGCGCTCTTGTTGTCAAGTGCTGCCCACACAGTAACGCCATCAACAGGCGTGCCGACCAGTTCGCCATAGGCGTTTTGCGTCGTCTGCTGATTGACAAACGTAATTCTTCTATCTAAGAATCCGATGTTCATTGCCTCAAGTCGATGATGCGTTCAGAGTTCAACAATGCCTCCACGGCAATAGGTACCTCTACTGGGTTTGTGCCCGTAACAACTGCACGACGGTTCTCATACCAATGCGCCACCAACATGCGTACCGCATGCTTTACATTCTCTTTGGCGGCCAATCCCACCGTGCATTCAATCTTCACTGGGTGTGCATTGTATTCTTCTAGATCAGGCACGTCGTGAAAGTAAATCATGATGCTGCCATCGTGTGCCGTCTCGGTGTAGTATTTGCTTGCGTCAAGTGTATAGGTTGCACCTGGCACATCGTACTTGACAGCATCAATCGCAGTCACGGGGCCAAAAGCCAATGACGCTGGGCGCCACCGTGACAAGTAAAAATCCGCGCTCCCGTTAGGGTGAAACAAACGGTTGGTGTAGTCTTCAGCCCATGCTACCGCAGTGTCCAACAACGCTGTAATGGTTGTGTCTTCGTCGCTGTGGTCTACGCGCAAAAACTCTTTCATGTCAGCCAGTGACACAATATCAATTCCGTCTGTATGGTTTCCGCGTACTACGTGCATGGTTATAGAAAAAATGGAGGCCCAGCCCCATCGCCAGGCCCCCAAAGTTTAGTTGTTATTAAGCAATGAAGTCGTAAGTGTAAGACAATGCACCGCCCTGGCGGACTTCAGCATCGTAGAACTTGTTGACGTGCAAAGCAATTTGCGCTGTACCTGCGTTGCTGTATGGATCAACCAAAAGGTCAATACCGCCAAAGAACGCGAGCACCATACCCAAACCAAAGTCACCAAACAACAATGCGCCTTCGTCTGCTGTAGAGTCAACCAAGTTCGGCGTAAAGAATGTTGTGTAACCGTCAATGCTGTTGCCTTCTGTTACGGCACGGATGCTTGCAACAGCGGCCTCGCCCTTCAAAATGCTCATGGCAGAAGGTGAACCAACAAATGCACAAGTGCTCAAGTCGCCACCTGCTGCCAAAACTGCCTTTTGTGCAGCTGTGATGTCAGAGTAGGCAATTGAACCGTTGGCCTTGTCGGCTTGGTTTGCAGCACCAGCGGCAGCAGCGGCAAACACCGCCTTGTCAATGGTCTCGTTGATACCAGCAGACAACTCGCGAGCAATCATAGCGTCCACCTGTGCACCGCCTTGCAGAATCAACTGCTTGCTGTACTTGGTGTTGGCTGCCACACGATTTGGTGTCAGTGTCACCTCGTCGAGTTCCAAACCTGAAGCAGAGTCGGCTGCAACTTCTGTTGCCGCAGTACCAGCTGCCTTGGCAGAAACACGTGGGAACTTCAAGTTGCCAGTAGCGTTGTTGATGGTTGTGACACCAACGCGCTCTGCCATGGTTGGCGTGCGCAAAGCGTCAATGACACCAGGCACAACTGTGGCAACAAAGCCTGAGCCGTCGCCTGAACCAGCTTGGAAGTCGTCAGCACCACCAGCACGGTACAATGCAGAGGCAGGGATACCGATTTGGCCGCTCATCTGCAAACCGCGCATTTGGTATTCTTTGGCCGCTTCTTGTGACCACTCAGCTTCTGCGCCTTCGAGTGCTTTGCCAAAGCTGGCAGCTTGCACAGCGCGGCTCAAAGAGAAAGAACGGTTGATTTTGTTAATCTCTTTGACCTCTGACACTGACGCACCACCCATTTGGGCTTGACGTGAAATCATGTCTTCGTGTGCCTGGCGACGTTCAATCTTGCTGTCCAGGCGCTCAACCTCGCGCTTGCAGAGGTCGGCTTCTTCTTGTTCGTTGTTGGTCCAGTCGCGGTTTTCAGTTTCCGCCAAGTTGACCAACTCTTCGTAGCGATCAGCGTGCGTGGCACGTGTCGCCTTCATCTCGTTGAGATTCATGGGTTCTTGTGTTTGAATAGAATTATCTTTTGTATCTGTGTTGGCCACCACCTCGGTAACGGCCTCGTCGTTTTCAAGCTGTTGGTCACGCGCTTGTACCGTGGCGGCTGCGTATGCTGGGTATGTCACAGGTGACACATCCAACAACTGCCGCACCTTGTCTACGCTGCGCACGGTGCGTTCTTCGTTCCATGACTGCTTGTCAATGGTGAACGCAAATGATGACTGTGAGATGTCACCGCGCTTAACGCTTTCGTAGAAATCTTTTGCGTACTGCTGATCGCCCAACTTCACCTTGTACTTAAGACCACGTTCGTCTACGCTCAACTCAAGCGTGCCGT